CTAGTCGGCGGCCAGCTTATCCCGAACCGACATCGCGCCCTGCCTGACTTCCGTCGTCGGTAGCTGCTTGAACATGGCCTGTACCGGTGTCACGTGATCGTTGCAAGGGAATATAAGGGTCCCTCCCCGGGGAATTCGGCGCCGCTCTTTTCGCACCAGGATCAAACTATCTTCGGAAAATATTTCCTGAAATAATTTACTATCGCACTCCCAAACGCAAACCCATGTCGGCACCGCCCCAGGGCTCAAAGGAGGCTCGTCCGCGCTGCCGATCACCAGCGCCTGGTAGTAACTGTCCGCGATCCGCACCAGATCGCCAGCCTCCAGATAAGACATTTCGCACCCTTCGATCGGCTAAGATAGGACTTCAGCTTAGCAGCTCATCGATAAACTTTCAATCAGGGCTTGACGCCACGAAACGTTCATTGTGATGAAGGCGCATCTCGCAGAAGAGCAAGTACGGTTTCTATTCGGTACGGTTTTCTTACAAACGAAACGAACCGGTTATCCTCAGAGAGGACCTCAGGAAACATATATCCGGATGTAAGTAAAACCGAAACGCGCGGGTAGCGATCAGCGATCACCCTTGCCAAATCCAACCCAGTCATTTCTGGCATCATCACGTCGGAAAAAACGGCCGTTATAGTTATATCGTCCTGAAGCAAGCGGAGCGCGTGCCGACCGGAATATGCAGCCAACGCATCAACTCTGTATGTGCGCAACAATTCGACCGTCAGGTCTGCCAAATCCCGCTCGTCGTCGACCACCAATACTTTCAATCGCTTCGAATCGGGTGTGCTCTCGGGGCCATCGGTCGCCGCAGCGCGCCCACCCGTCCAAGAGCCTTTAGGATTAGAAAGAAACACTACTACTGTGCGGTGCATATCCCCCCTTCCTTTAGATCTTAGCTAGCCATGAACATGGTTGCCCAACGAGCGTACGACCCACATACGTGCTCAGTTTCCCATCGATCCAAATAGCGATCTGTGAAGTCCCGAACCTATCTAGCACTTGGCGCTGCGGCAGGCGGAAAAAGAGACATTCCTGTCTTTTTATCGCAACCAGCCTGCGCAGCTTTCAGCTTCACGGCGTACCCCTTCCAGGCTGCGGCATCGATCAGCGCCGCTTGGGCAGCGGCCCTGTCCCCCGGGTAGTCTCCGACGCCCACCTGGTCGACCGGCTCATCAGGAGTATCCCCCAAGCAGCCGATGGCGACCGCCTTCTCGACGATCTGCGCCGGCTCGCACTGCGGCTGCATTGTTGCACACCCGGTCAACGCGAGCACGAACAATGCGACTTGGCCAATTTGGCAAGTTAGCGCTTTCATCGTTGACCCCACGCATCGCGTAAAACGCCGTCGCAGGTCGTAGCCTTGCTGGCCTTGATCTCGGCGATACGCTTTTCAGTGGTCGCCACGATCCCGACCGCGTAACGTTCAGCCTGAACGCGGCGCAGGTCGGCCGACTCAGTTTTCGCATTCAACACGTCGACGGAACCATTTTGCTTCTCGACCTTGAGCTTCAGATCGTTATACTGGGTCAACAGGAGTGCGAAAGCAGCCCTCTCGGTGCTGATGGCGCGCTGATGGTCACCATCCAACCGCCACCCGTTGACGACTGCACCGGCGACCGCCGCGCCGGCCAAGGCTACGGTGAAAACGATGAAGGCAGCGATCACCTTGTACTTCGAGATAGTAATGTCGATAGGATTCATGCGATGCCTCGCGTGTACACGACACCACCGGCAGCAAAAGTCGCCGTCAGCACTTCACCACGCGGCGAGCCGGCGGCCAGGCCAATGTGTACCCAGGTGCCTTCGTAGATCAACTGGTCGAACTCGATACCGGCCTTGACTATGGCCTTGGCCAGATCCTTCGGTGCGAGGCCGGACACCGTGATGTCCGCGGCAAGTCCTTGTAGGTGAGCGCTCTCGCGCGCACCGCCTGCCGCCGCGTTCAATGCCGGCGAACGGTAGCCGCTCGACACCGTGATCGGCCGGCCAACCAGCGCGCGCACCCGCTCCAGCACGGCGGCGACGCGGCGCAGGTTCTCGATGATCGCCGGCGGCGGCCGGTTGTCGATACGGCGCCGCGCCGCGATCTGCGAGGCCACCAATTCCTCAAGGGTGAAGTGTTCGGAAAGATTCATATCAGGCTCGCAAAGGCAAGGATACCGATCAGGGAAAGCACCAGCGTGCCGCTGGTGCGCGTAGGAAGCTTTGGGTTCAAGACACCCCACACACAGACGCCGAGAAGCGCGCCGGCAAGGAGCTGTTGGACGGCTGCAGCATTCATGGATTACTCCCGAAAATGCGGCGCTTGATCGAGCCGATCAGGTCCGCAGAATTGATCTCGACGAAGAGCTCTCGGCAAACGGCCAGCGCAAACAGCCCGACCAGGAACTGGATGCCGGCATGGACGCGATCGCCTTTGATGTCGAGATACTCGATGGCGGCCGGCGCCACAAAGGCGGCGCAGGTCAGCCCGATGGAAAAGGCCGTCACGCGCTGCCAGAAGCCAAGTTCGTGCCCAAGGAACTTCAGCGAGATTGCGGCGCCGGCGGCGCCGGGCAGGTAGACCATCGCGGACTTCATGCCGGCAGCGACGAGGGCGGCGGTGGTGGATATTGGTTCGGTCATATAAGCCCTAATTTGGATGCCCGTCGACGCGGGCTATGTGAGAATTATTCGGACGGCGGCTCGAACGGCTCCGGCCCATCAGCCGGATCATTTGGGACCAGCGCCTCGCCGTTCCAGCTAAATGCGTCGGCGCTGAAACCCGGCGGCGTATCAATGTTCAGGATTTGCACGGCCCCGACGACCGCCAGCGGCAATCCCGCGCCGGCATCACCTTGCACAAAGCCGTACGGCCAGGTGAGTACGCGATCTGGTGCCATCTCGCATCGTTCGAAGGGGCCGAAGAGGCCAATGGAAGTAGAAACGATCATGGGAGGGCGCTCACTAAAACGAGGTTTTCGAGGATGATGTTGGTGTTCGGCGCCAGGCCGGCCGACACCCATACGCTATCGGTGTAGGCATCATTGTTGAAACTGGCGTAGGCCAGCTGGGCAACTGCCGGGATAGGCCGAGAGGTTGGCTCGCCATAGGCGCCGCGCATGCTGTACTCAATGCTGGGTTTGGAGCCGTCGCCGATCGCCATGCAGCGGTTGAGGGATCGCATGGTGGTCCGATGGCGCGAGGCTTTGATCGTCAGCGGGTCCGGTGGCAACAGCGCCTGGGCGTAGGCAGCAAGGTTGCCCAGGCGATGCGTATTGGGTACGGAGATTCCGGCTGGCTGGGTATTTGCGACCAGCACCTCGGAAGCCGTGGAGAGCTGCCACAATCCCACAATCGTACCGATGCCCGGCCCAATCCAGACGGCCGTCGCTGCAGCGGACATCGCAACCGCAGTGATGGTGCCGATAGGCGACGCCGCGCTGCCGGACATATCGAAGTCCTGCATCTCCACCAGCGGGCGGCTACTTGCGTCGGTGCCAGTCACAGCGACACTTAAATAGCCGCTGTTGGCGGCAAAGGTCTGGCCCAGCGCACTACCCGATACCGTCGTGATTGCCGAATTGACTGAAGCGGGAGCACTGAGCGCCGGCGCGGTTCCGGTCAGCGTCAGTTTGGAAAGTTTCACCGAGTTCGTCACCGTGTACGCAACTGCCCATGGACCAAACTCGTCGATGTTGTCGCTCTGGCCCCGCACCAGAATTGGAGAACCACTTGTGATCGTCGCCGTTGCGGTCCCACCAGGAGATTGCGCGGCCGCCGCCGAAAGGGTGATTGCCTTGATCGTCAAAGTTGTCGCTGCGGATGCGGTCACTGTCATGAACACGTTCGGATTGACCGGATCGGTCAACAGCGCGCCGACACTGCCGGTCGTGACGTCCGTGCGAGCGGCGCCGACAGTCAATGCCGTCGCACCCGGGGTCGTGACGCTGATGCCGTAGGTTGCCATTGAGGTGCCGGCGGAATTCATCAGGCCCAGGACGTAGATCAATGCGCCGCCCGCGTCAGTTACCTGACGTAGCTCCACTATCCGATCGATCGCAGAGACGCTCGTCGGAACGGGCGTGCCAAGCGACAGGCCAGCACCCGAACTGGCAAGGACAACGCTCTGCAGCGTCGTGCCCGCGTTAGGAACCGATGTGATCAGGATGTTGTCGGTCCCATCATTGACTGGCACGGCTGCGACCGTGCCCTCTGCCCCCGTTGTCGACAACGACGCGCGGATCAGCAGCGTACCGCTATAGTTCCCTCCGCCGTCGTAGACGACGGCATGCAATGCCGCACCGTGCACCAGGATTATCTGAACACCGGACGGAAGCCGCACCGCCTTCGTCCACAGTCCGGCTGTACCGGCGACGATTCCGCTAAAGCTGACCTGCTTGATCTGGTTTGCCCCGATCGAAGACGCGTCAGCTACGTCATACGTGGTTAAGCCGGCATCGACATACGCACGCTTGCCCGGGCGAATAAACCCGATGATGCCGTTGGCGGTGTTCCTGATATTGGCGTCCCAGCCATAGCCCACCGGACGATTGCGAATGGTAAATAGGCCGGGGCCTTGCACGCCGACAACCGACGTAGGCACGGTAAATCCATCCCCGGCGCCACCAGGTTGAATCTCTTGATAGCGAAGTGACGTGGTGGTTAGCGCACTCCCGCCATTGACTGCGGCGCCGCCGCTCGCGGGCGATGCCGGCGCCGACAACGCTACGGTCCAGTCGGTAAACGATGAGGAGGAGCCCAGAGCGCGCGTGATCACTGCCGACGCCGCGCCGGTTGCCGGATCGTAGCTGGCCAGCGGCCCGTTCATCCAGATGGTTGATGGCGCCGAAGTACGGGCAATCGTGACGAACATTCCGGGCGTGAAGTTTTTACCGGGCTGCATGTTGAAATTCTTGGTACCGACGCCCACCAAAATTGACGAAGTGCTGCTTGCGGAAGTGCTCGGGAGAAGCACTGCGGATGCGGCACTTGCCGCCGCCGCTGCGGCAGCGATCTCCGCGACATCAATGGTGTCGCCCCCGACCGCGACGACATCGATCGCGTAGTTGGCCAGCGCGTTGATCGCGTTATACCCGATGAACTGGTACTCGGGAGGAATGCCGGCGCTCTCAACGATCGCTGGGTCGTTCGTGTAGCGGTGGCCGTTGATGGTGAAATCAATGGAATTCATTGGGGTATCGCCTTTCTAGAATGCCTGGGTAAGGGTGAGGCCAAGCGTGTTGTTGTCCAGCATCGTGTTGCTCGGCGCCGTGATCTCATCGGCGGTGCACATGAAGCACTGCTTTTGCCGCTGGACTGGATCCGCGTCGGAGTCGTAGATGAAGAAGAACGGTTGCGTCAATCCGTAGCGCCGCACCAGTTCGAAGAAGCCGCTATACAATTCGGCGGTACCGAGCCAGTTGAACTGCACCCTGGCCATCAGGTATTTCCGTTGTTTGTCGGCGAACTGGGGGCCACCCTTGGCGCGGGTCTTAGTCGATGGATCCACGTAAAACGGTACCGTCACGCCGTAGGAAATCCCCTGAACGGACGTCAGCAAGGGAGACGCGACGACTTGGCCGAGGTCGATGTAGCCGGCCGGGTTATGCCTGAAATCGAGCTGAATATCGAGGTAGCGGCCGATCTGCGCAACCGGCTCCTCGTGCATCCAGGGATATACGACCCCAACGGCGTCCTCTGCGGTCAAGCGACCGTCGATCCACTCCACCCGGGACGGATCGAGCGTGCCGTACGGATAGATCACGCCGAAGAATTCCTTCCAGCCCGTATCAATCACAGCATCGGTCAGCGCCGCGTCGGTACAAAACCGAATGCGCGCGCTGTCGTAGATGCCGGCGTTATGGTGTGGCAGCGCGAGGAGCGCCACATTGCGCAATTGGCCAAGATCGATCACCAATCGCGAACCGGCCACGTTGACGCCGGGGTACCGGGCCATTTCAGAGAGAACGTCCCCCTGCAGCTTATCGAGGTCGATCCAACCGGCGCCGGAGGCCGTCGGCACGACATTAGCGGTCGGCAGGGTCCAGTTCGGGAAACAAAATTTCGGGTTTGCCATTCATCAGCCCCAGCAAGTAAGTTCGGTTTTTTTTGTACGCCGGTCGATCTGCACGCCAGCGACTCGCATCAGGCGGCCGGCCTCGTAATCCCAACGCTCCTGGCGAAGCAGCACCACCGTTCCAGGCCGGACGACGTTGATCTGGGCGTCGGAGAGCCAGCCCGAAAAGGACACCAACTGGCGCGCAACTTTGTAGGTGTTCCCCAGCGTGTCCGCGAAGGCCTGCGCGGGGCCGGCGGCCGAAATCAGTGAAGTTAATTCCAGCTTCACAGCATTGCGATATCGCACGAGGACGTCTGTGTCGATCGCCAGCGCTGTGCGGTATTGAGACCCGAGCCACGCGCGCGCAGGCAATCCTGCTCGAGCACCCGGCGCCCTGACGGTATCCGATGCGCTGGTCTTGTCGCCATTGAGGTCGGCGTCTTTTTGAGGCGTCCAGTTCCGGCCATAAGATAGGCTTACCAAATAGGCCGGCGCAACCCCATCGTTCCCGACTGGATCATCCACGCCCATCGTGTCGGTGCGCAGGGAGGTAAGAGTTGCCACGGGCGAACCGGCCGGAGCGGACCACTGGACAAGGCGATAGACGCCGGATGGGTCACCGTACCAGGCCGCAGCCGCGCTGTTGGCGATCACCGATAGCGCGCTATCGATGTTCGTCTCATCGAACACGGCAAACTCGATCTCGGCGGACAGCGCCGCGTCGAGCACATCGATGTCCGAACCCGAAATCTGGGCGCCCGAGATCCCGGAAAACATCAGAATACGGCGCCACACCTGGGCATGGGTCCTGTCGGCCGCCGCGCCGTATGCCGCGTCGCAGGTGATGCCCTTCACTGGCGAACTGCCCAAGCGGACGTAGCATCCATCGGCAGCGGTAGAGAGCACACGGTAGTTGTTTGCCGCCGGCGCCGTGGCCAGCATGTCGGCCACCGATGTATATGCCCCGCTGGCCGAGAGCGTGAGCGGCACGCCGCCGTCGCGCACGGCAGATACCGCGACCAAACCGGTGTCAATGACCGTGGACACCTGGTAGATCAGCTTTGAGGTATTGCAGAGGACCGGGGTCATATTGGACGCCAGCGCAAAGACCAGTGGCTTCACCTTGCCCAACAGGTCGTCGAGACCTTCCACGCCGTTTGGCAGAACATTGTTCCCGGCGAAGCGGGCTGTCTGGAGAGTCTTCCCCTGAGCTGCCGAAAGATCCGCCGGAACAAACGTGATCTGGTTCCAGGCGAACAGTGGCGCGCGCGCCATCGTGCCATTGATGACGGTCACGAAGCCTGACGGGTACGCCGCGCCGCGTAAACCTGTACGCACAATAATGCTGCGGCCGTCGAACGCATAGCGGATCAACTGAGCACCCAGTTCCCCGCTGCTGTCGTCGAGCACGCATTCTCCCGGCGTGAGGTGCCCATATTGACCAGGCGCAGTAAACACATCCACGCGGCTCCAGCCCGGGTCTTTGACGAAGGGGCGGTAGAGCACGTTGGCGGGCGATTCGGACGGACGAAGCCGGTAAGCCAGGCCATCGCAAAAGCGGAGCGTTTCTACCGCCCCTGTATCCGTGTTCAGCCCTTCAATCTCGACCAGCAAAACCTGTTCGTTCATGCGGTCACCGCCTTCTTGGACACCGCGACCACGATCGATTGTTTCAATCCACGGATGTCCTCGCTGGTCGCGCCACCCGACGCGATCTCCTCAAGCAAGTCGTTCTGACGTTTAAGCAACGCGTTGTTGTTCGCGATAAGCACGTTCTGCTGCTCGACAGCCCGGGACTGGCTGGACGACTCCTGCGACGAGCTGGCGCCGTTGAGCGCGCTGCGCGTCTCGCTGGCCGTATATACCCTGCCCGGCTCGCTAAAATTGACCATCTCAGGCCCGGTCTCACCAACCATCGCCCAGCCGTCCGCCACTCCGCCCTTCTCGTGCTTTGTCGCGTTCAGGGCTTTGAATTCGTCGGAATCAGAAAACGCCTGGACTAATTGGTCATAGGTGATCTGGCCTGTCTCGACTGCGCTGGTCCAAAAATCGAGCCCTTCCGTCTCCGAGTGGCGCCCGAGCATAGTCGAGTAAAGATTCTCCACCACACCCGAGATCGCTTCGTGGCCCTGCTGCGCGAGCGATTTATTTGGTTTACCAGCACCCGCTGAGGCAGCGGCCTGTGCCATCATCTGCGCGCCCAGCGTCAGGATAGCCTTTTGCAATTCCTGCATCGTGCTATTTAGGCCGACGACGCCGGAATCGATGTCGACCAACTTGTCGATCTGGGCGTCGAGGGCGGAGAGCTGCTGCTGGGCGATCGACGCGGCAGCGCGCTGCGACGCGACCTGCAGGGCCAGCTGCGCCTGCACCTTCGCGTAATCCTTGGAATACGCAGCACTCGACCCGTTAAATGCCTGGGAGGCTTGCAGCAGTGCCTGACCGGCCGCGATCTTGGCATCGCCCTCCGCAGCCGCGTCGAACTGGCGCTGCGCCTCTTCATATTTCTGTTCAGGCGACAGGTTCGACAGCGTACCCAGTTTCAACGAGTCGGCCTGTTTCTGCGTCGCCGCCGCCGCCGCGTTTTGCGCGTCGACGACGCCCTTCAGCTCAGAGCGTTGCTTCTGGTAAGCCGACAGCAGCCCCGCTTGCGCATCGGCCACCGCGTCCGCAGCATCGGCTGCCGCGTGAGCGGCCTGCACCTGGTCGTACAGCGCCAAGTTGTGGCCGTCGATGGCGTCGCGCGCCTTTTTAGCCAGCTCAGCTGCGGACATGGTCAACTCATCGTACTGGTCCTGCAGGTCCTTGCGTTCGTCCGCGATCGCCTGTTCCGATTTGGTCAGGTCGACCGTAGCGGCGTGCGTCTTCGCATAGGCCCCTTCCAAGGCCAGCAGCTGTGTATATTCTTTTGCACCAGCCTCGGTCGCCAGCGCACCGGAATTGACCAGGCTGAGAACGTAATCCTTGAATTTGTCGCGGGTATCCAGACTCTGCAGTCCCATCGCTGCCAGCTGATCCGTAACGTACTTCTGCACCGGCGCCAAGCGCTCGGCCTCCGTCAGGAAATCCTCCGCAAAGGATGACGTCTGGGTTGCTAGCTCATCGATGCCCCCGGCGAGATCGATGAGCCGCTCGCGAGCACCAATGCTGGCCAGGCCGGCCTGACCGAACGATCCGCCGACGGACTCCAGAATGGAATCGACGTTTGCGTAATCGGTGGCGATGCGCGTCAGCGTTTCGAAGTAGCCCTCACCCACCTTCTGGAACGACTCCAGGCCGCCCACGGCAAACGCAGCCATATCGTCGCCAAGCTTTGAAAACACGGCCTCGAGCGCGGCCTGGATCTCCTCGCCCTTGAGGTCCTTGAGACTGATCTTGCCGATATCGACGACAAAGGAATTGAGCTTGGCGGTAAAGGCGTCACCGCCCACACCAAGCAGATCTGCAGCGGTTTTGACGCTGCTCGATAGGTTCAAGATCACCTTCGCGAACTGATCGTTCGCCTCGGCGCCCAATTCGGTCGTCGACGTGCTGTACTTGTCGCTCCGGAACAATCCGCCGGACTTCTTCGTGTCAGTGTATTGCTGAGCATTCAAGCCGCCGGACATGATAGAGGCCAACGAGGCGGCATTCGCCGTGAGCCCGGTATCGAGGGCAGTGACCTTGCCGCCGAAAATAGAGCTGGCCAACTTACCACCAAATCCGCCAAGCGCTTGATCCAGCTTGTTGAACGCAAGTCCGATCACCCCGCCGAACACCAGTTGGAACGTATCATTGTTCACAAGATTTTCGGCTGCGCTTTTACTTCCACCTGAAACCTCGCCGGTCAGGCCGGATCCGCGCACAAGCAGATTCCCAAGTCCACCAATAGAATTCTCGATCGCACGCAGCGACGTCAGCATGCCGGCGGTGTGCGTAAGCTCGATGCTCGAATTGGCCGCAGCCAGCTCGATGGACCGCGCGATCGAATCGGACTTAGCCGTGCTGTCGCCGAATACAGAACCGGTCCCCTGGGTCTCTTGTCGTTGTTTGGATGTGTCGGCGCCGCCACCACCACCGCTGATCGCCACGCCCATTCCTGCGAGCAGCGCGATCACGGCGGCGCCGGCCGCGATGTTGAACGGGAACGGAATAGACGCGAGTGTTTTGGCAAAAGCTGCCACGCCGTCGGCGGCTGCGCGAATACCGGAATTGACCACCGACGCGCCGGTCGCCGCCGTATCGGTCGCCGTTTCGGTGGCCTTGCTCGCGACGAAGAGGCCGGTGAACGCAGTCAGCAGGCCGCTCTTCACCACCGCGTTCTCGATGGCCATCGCCAATTCAACAGCGCGAAACGCCTTCTCCGCGCCTTCCAGTACCTTGTAGCCGGCCGTGTTTTCTTTGAAGAATCCTTTCGCCGCGCCCGCCATATCGCCATATGCGCCGATACGCGCCTGCGCCTCCTTGCGCGAGATCAGGGCGTTGGCAGTCGCGAGTTTGTTCGCGTCGCCGGCGAACGCCACAGCAGCGGCGGCGCGGGCACGATCGATCGTCTGCTGCGCGATACCATAGTCATCGAGGGAAGCCCGCAGCTTTGTCAGCGCATCACCGGCGCCGCCAAACGCATCCTTCAACGACTCGCCAAACGATTTCGCCTTGGCCGGATCCAGGAAGTCCTCCAGGTCTTTCGGGCTGAACTTGTCGGAAATCGCGCTCTTCGACGCGCCCTCCAATTGTGCGGCAGCGAGATCCCGGAGGCCCTTGGCCTGTTGGCGATACTGCTCTGACATCTTGCCGCTGAGATCGAGGCCGTCGGCAATGCTCGCGTTTTGTTCGGCGATCGCGGCCCGATCCTCAAGACGAGCGGCCGCCAATTGGGCAAGCCCACCCTTCGTCAGACCGATCTGAGCATTGAAATCACGCTGCGCAACGAGCTGCTCGTCGATTTGGCGCGCGGCGGCCTGCTGTTTGTCGAACGCGTTGGCGTAATTGTCGGCGGCGGCGCGCGTGTTGCGCACCTCCAGCTCGTTCAACTCGTTCTCCGCTTGCATCGCCCGAGTTACCTGCGAGGCGGCGACCTGGGCGATCTGCCCGCGCAGAGCCGCCTGGTCCTTTTGGCTGTTCTGTTTCTTCGTTGTTAACGCCAACTCTTCGGCGAGGCGGCCTTTTTCTTTTTCGAATGCCGCATCGTCCATCTGTGCAACAGCACGGATAAAATCCTGCTCATTGACCAGGCCGATGCTATTTTTGGAGACAAGGAGGTCCATCGAACGACGCACCACCGCGTCCTCTGTTGCGGCACGCCGTTTGATGGCCTCGATCTGAGCATTGATGGAATCGTTGGCGATATCGCTGTAGCTTTGTGTCACCTGGGCGACGCGCGTGTTGATCTCCAGCTCGGTCTTGCCCGCCGCCGCGCCCTCGGCGCGCGCCTTGGTCACGGCATCCTGCAACTGCTGCTGACGCGACAGGTACTTTTCGCCGTCCTGCAGCCACTTGATCTTAGCCTGCTCCAGGTTGTTTTCCACCGCCTTGGCGGCATTAACACGATCTTGATCGCGCTGGGTCTTTTCCAGGCCTTCCAGCTGGTCCTTCAGCGCCTGCTTCCGGACATTGGATTCCGCCTTGTTTTCTTTACTGCTGCCGACGAATGACATCTGCTCCAGATCGATGCCTTGAATTTGCTTTTTGACCTTGTCGATTTTTTGCGTCAGCGTGTCTTCGCGGCCGATATCGAGCATCGAGTCCCAAGCCTTGCGCGATTTGGTGGCGACCCAATCCCAAGCCGATTCCAGAGTGCCAAGATTTGCTTTCAACGTGGATGCGCGCGAGTCCATCGCCGAGGCGTAGGCTTTCTGCGCGATATCGGCAGCGGCGTCCACGTCTCCCCTACGCTCCAGGGCGCGGATCTGCTCATAGACCGATGCGGTCAGGTAGTTGTATCGCTCGTTCAGGCGCTCCGTTGCCTGGAGCGGCGACTTGCCCAGCTCTTGAAAATCCTTGGCGGTATCAGAAACGGCGGCGCCAATCGACTTTTGCGCGTTGACCGCGGTGAGCGCGAAGGCTTGCAGATTGTCGCGCGCAACCTTGCCGGTACCAACCAACTCGGCCAGCGCCGCAGCGGCCGCACCTTGGGTATTGCTACCCTTGCCGATCTCGCGTGCCATGTCGGCCAACTGGCCCTTCGACACGCCGGCGGCGTTGCCCGACATGACGATCGCTTTCGTGTAGGCGTCGCCTTCTTTACTGCCCTGATAATAGGCCAGCGCTACCGCAGCAGCAGCAGCGGCGAGAACAGTATAGGGATTGATCAAGCCGATGGCGTAGCCGCCGAGCGCGCGAGCCGCAGCGCCGGTGCTGCCGAACATGTCGCGCAGCTGGCCACCCTGTTGCAGAAGGACGGTCAGCGGGTTTTGGCCGGCCTGCAGGCTGACCACGATATCGGTAAACTGCGCCGGCACCTGGCGCAGCGCAGCGGCGGTCGCCCTCGCCGACATGCCGACGGAGTCGAGCTGGCCGCCGCCGCGCCCGATTTGATTGAGCGCGCCGCTTGCTTCGGCGCGCAGGCGGCTAAACTCCTGGATTGCCTGGTTGGCTTCAGCCGTGATGATTACCCGTGTTTCAGCCATTACGTTTTTCGCTCCAGGCGTCGAGCATTGCTCGTTCCATTGCTTGAATCTTTGAAAAGACGTCCAACTCCTCCGACCGCTTCACGCGCCACTTTCGAAGAACCACCTCGACGTTGACGTAGTCAAGTCCAGTTGGCCCGCCAACCCCGATACTCCACTGGGTTCGCACCGCCTGAAACAGTCGCCAGATATAGACGTTTTCCGGCCAGAGATAGACTTCCGGCGGCTTTTCCCGATCTTCCGGCCAGACGGCTATCAAACCAAACGCCTGGGCAGCCTCTTCCACCGCGCTCGCCCGGTTCCGCGTGTCAGCTTCCGAGTGGAAGAGGCCGAGCGCAGACAGCCGGGCGAGATCGGCTAGTTTTTTTCCGCTGCGCCGTTCTCTTTGTAATACCTGTTAAAGCAGAGCGTGGCCATGCCGGCGATGTCGAGCAGCGCGTCGAAGGCATCGGCGTTGAAAACGGCGGGCGTGTCGTCTTGCTCCAGCACCAAGCGCTGGTCGCGCCAATCGGTGGTCACTTCGCGCAAAACGTCTTTGGTCAGCGCGCCGTTATCCAGCTGATCCTTCAGCTCATCGGCGCCCTTTCGGGTGCAGATCAGGGAGAAGCGGAAAGGAACCTGGCGGCCAGCGCCATCCTTGGTATGTCCGCTGACGGGGACGATTACGGTGTTGCTGATGACGACTTTGTATTTCGAGCTCATTTTTTCGACTTTCAATGAATGGCTTGCGCCGATTAGAAGCTGGTGACGATGCGGATTTCGTCGTTGCCGGTTTTAGGGCTGATGTTCAGCTTGTAGCCGATCATCCGGTTCCCGTTCTTGTCTTCCTTGGTTGGATCGGTACGCTGCACGGACGGCATGAAGATCAGCACTTTGTCGCCGGCCACCGTGCCGTGTTGCAGCCCGATACTGGTCAGTGCTGCGCCTTTGACGTCGGCCATCATCGCCACCTCTTGAGCGGCGGTCAGCTCCAACTTGATGGAGCCCGTGACCTTGCGATCGGTGATCGGCACGGACTCGCCGCCCAGCAAGGACTGGAATGGCGTCTGAATCCCGAAGTCGACCGTAAGGCCTTCGCTCGGATAGGTCGTGCCGGTGACCAGCGCCGGCGCAATGCCGACCGCGTGCGTGGCGCCGAAGGTCAGGTCGCCGGAGTTGGCGTCGACCACAACCTGCGGGATGCGCCACGCGTCCAACGTCGTGGACGGAGCGGCCAGCGCCGTGTCACCACCATCGATGCCGACAAACTTGAAGCTGAGCTTTGGTATCTCACCGACGCTCATTTTCAGCGACGCTGTGCCGCGCGCACCGAGAAGCTTGTGGAGCACCCCGTCATCGAACCAGTAGACGGTGACGGATTCGAAGCTCGTCGATACGGGGGTATAGTCGACACGGGTCGTTGCGGTCAGCACTTCCGCAAAGCCGATTGCGCGCATCAAAGGGCCCCACGCTGGCGCGATACCTGGCGTTCCGGAGCCGACCAGTTCGACATCAAAGCCGACTTCTTTGTACCGGGTGCCGACCAGCTGCTCCGAATTGCCAAGGTACGGGCGAACGACGTCGCGGGCGACGTTCTGTGCGTTCAGCACATTGATGGACAGGTTGCTGACCAGTAGCGCGTTCGCGGCGCCGGACGGCAATGCGTCCTGACCGTAGGTCGTTTCCAACTTGACCAGAATCGCGGTATTGCGAATAAGGCGGCTCATGGGTTACTCCTGAACGGGTTGATCTGCTGGAGGCGCCGAGGTCCGGCTGATCGCTCCGGTCTCCGGCGTGCGGGTATAGCTGCCGCCGTGTTGCGGCTCGACCTGCACTGCCGCGATGCTGCTCTCGCCGGCGGGGATTTCGGGCACAATGGCATCCGCGCCTTTGGCTGTTTTCGTACTCATGGGGTCAAAGTCCTTCCTTTTGTTTGATGCGAAACGAGAAAATTGGCCGTGGTACAGCCCAGGCTGGTGTCCAGCCCATCAAAGTCCCAAGAGAGCGTATCGCCCTCCAGCGGCTCCACCGACATGACCGAGTTGTCGAGCGTGGGGCTTGCCGCCAATGCATCGAAGACTTGATCTACAGTAGGGTCCGCAGCTTGGTCAGCCTGTCCGCCGGTTGCGCGCCCGTAGCATTCAATCTGGATGAGCGTCTTCCACTGCGTTGGACCGCCTTGAACCGACGCGAGCAGCGAGGCGCTACGGGACAGGCGCACTACGACGCCGACGGGTGACTCGCTGCTGATCGCGCGTGTCCGCGCACGGTAAACTTTTCCGTCAGCGACTCCGGCGGTCAAGAGCACCGACACAATCTTTTCCGCCACCTGCAGGTGCGCTGTAGTCATGCTTTCTCCAAAATAACAACTGTCAGCCCAGTCGGAAGTCCGCTATCCGGCTGGTCTTCGACGACGGTCCAAGTCCGCCCGCCAACTTGGATCTGACTTTCGATGAAGCCAGGCGGGATGTCCGCGTTGCTGATCACCAACTGAGGCTCCGTCGCGCCCATGCCAACCACACCCACCCTGCCGAGCTTGTATGTGGCGTCAAAAATTACCGGGACGTCCACACCGGCGATCTGCGCGACCGCGTTGGCTAGCTTCTTCATGGCGGCCTGGTTGACCCGAGCCTCGAGCGCGTCGAACATGATTAAGCGTTGATCTTGATGCTGACGGTGGTCACGCCGTTGCCGGCCGCCGCTGTCGCATATCCGGCCTTGGTATTGCCGCCGGCGGTGGTGGTCAAGCGGCTATTGGCCGCGTCCCAGTACAAATCAACGCCGACGGCGACGACATCGGTCGCAAGCTTCGCGATTTGCCAGACTTCGGTGACCGCGACGGCGCCGGTGGCGTTGGCGGCGATATCGCCTAGAGCGATGCCGATGCGGGCGCCGATCAGCACCACGGCACCGCTTGCGATCGCAGTGCCGCCGGCGGTGTAGTTCAGCACATCACCTTCTTGAACGTAGTTCTTTGCCATGAGTGGCTCCTAAGGAAGTTATGCCGCCCGCAGGCGCGGACGGCAAGGAAGCGAAGGGATTAGGCGCCTGGGTTGGCAACCATCGTGCGGAAGTCCAACGGCGCCACGCCGGCATCCATGCGGACCTTAAACTCGACGCCGTCGACATTCCAGCCGTCCTGCTGCTCCAGCGTTGGCGTTTCGACGCCGTCCAGGTAGCTCACTTCGACGGTGTCCGTCGTGCTGGAGTTTGCGGTCCCGTACCAGCCGGTCGCGGACGCGGCGTCCAGACGCGCATCGGAGATCACCTCGAATGTGTTGCGGACGTAGTTCGGCGTGGTGTTGTTCTTCGTCGCCGCGCCAACCTCGTACTCGCTTTCGCGCACGACACTGGCGGTACCTTCCAGTGCCAGCGGCACCAACAGCTGCGCGAGACGGATATTCAACACAGCATTGCCATCGGTCTGCTTGCCCATCAGCACACGCATCGCATCGACCGATCCGGTGCTGATACCCGAGCCAGCCATCAGGTTCTTGTGAGTGGCGTGGAACAGGGCGACGTTATCGCGCATGGCTGGGTTGCTGGTGAGGATGGCGTACACCAGGTCGCCGATGGTGCGGATCGCCGCGCGGCCCATGCGGCGTGGGATTTTCGAGAACGCGTCCAGATCATCATTGATGATCGTCTGGCGAGTGATCGAGAACTTCTTACCGTAGGTAGCCAACTGCACGGTCTCACCACGGTCGCCAACGGTCGCGTAGGTGTACTCGCCACCATCCTGGATCTTCGCCAGGGTCGGGAACGTATTCAAGTCAACACGTTTGCCTGGCTTGAAGTCGCCCAGCGTGCCCTTCGATGTCCATTTCTGGAAGGTTTCATCGGCTTCTTCATAACCCTTCAGCATCGCCTTGTCGGCCACATTCTGCAGGAGCAGCGGGAAGTCGCTACCGGTATGGGTGAATGCCGCCGCTACCAGCGCCATCTTATCCATGCCGCGTGCGTTGACGCCGGCATGTACCAGGCATTCGCGTGCCAGGTCCATCAGGCCGTAGCTGCGGAAGTTGTTGGCGGCATCATCCTTACCCAGTTTGGCCTTGGCCAGCAGCGACGCACCGGCGCCGGCGCGGAATTTATCGCGGGAGTCTTCCAGCGTGATGATGTGGGTGCCAGCGACCGGGCCAGAATCCTTGCCCAGGTGCGCAAGAATTTTGGCATTCGCTTTGTCGACGCTGCATTCCTGATCGTCCAGGCAGGCGGCCAAAATAGCCGGCATGCCTTCGTGCGCCGAAAACTTCGCGAACGCTGCGCTGATGTCGGTACGGCGAGCCTTGTCAGCTGCCAGGGCGGCAACTGCTGCGGCACTCGCTGCGGCCTGGATGGCGACGTCGGCTGGAGCAGCTGCTGCCGCTGGAGCTGGGGTGGACATAGTCGGAATCTCCTTCTTGGGGGTTGGTAAAGCTGCTACTGCGGGCGCCGCCGGAGTCGTCTTTTCGACGAACGAGGCGTAGCGCGCTTGGATGGAATTTTTGATATGGGCGGACGCAGCGAGTGGCAGACTAGCGACCACTCGGTCAATGAACTTCGCCGTCAGCGCCTCGTCAGCGGTGTACCAGTGGTCTTTCCCGTCTGTCAGCAAGGCCAATGCACCGACCTTGTCGTTCGAGCGCGAGGCGTAGCTGGTAGCCATCGCATCGGAATAGGTGTCCAGCATGTCTGCATACTCGCGCAGGTCGACCGCATTGCCAGACACGTATTGCAGCCAAGGCGCGTGGATCATCAACAGAGCGTTATCTGCCATTTCGATTGAGTCGCCGGCCATGGCGATCAGGCTGGCGACCGACGCGGCGATCGCGTCTACCACGGTGGTGACGGTGGCCTTATGGCGTTTGAGCGAGTTGAAGATCGCGATGCCGTCGGTGACCGATCCACCGAAGCTGTTGATGCGCACCGTGATTGCATCGACGTCCAGCGCGGCGACCTCGCGGACGAAGTCTTTGGCAGCGATCGTATCGCCGTACCAGCTCTCGCCGATGTCGCCGTAAATCAGAATCTCGGCGCTGCTCGCGGCCTGAACAGCCCCGGCGGCTGGCTTAGCCGACGCGCGGATCGTGTACCACTTGGCTGGTTCGTTCGTTTGTGCGGTGGGTGCTGGCATGTGCGTTCCTTATTGGATACGCACAGTTTCCAGTTTGGCGAGTCTCATTTCTACGTAAAGAGGAGACTACTTTTCTCATCACCTTCGAGGTTGTGAAATAAATTAGGCCGCCCGTAGGCGGCCAGCATTAGAAGTGCATAAACTATATAGGTCAATTTACCTTTCGGGTGTAGTGACGGCCGACCTTAAAGGTGGCACCGCCTAAACCTGGGCCAAAAGTGACTACCAGCGTCATCGTCGCGCCGGTGATCGCGCCAGCAGCTGGAACGGTCAGGATTGGTGTACGAAAGGGCATGCTCGGCATATCGGACTGATCGAACTGGGCGACGGTCTCCGTGGAACTAGCCATCAGCACCGTGTCATAAGAGACACCACCACAGGTAAAGGCCAACCGGATATGCCAGCGGTAGATGTTGCTCGCACCCGTGATCTCCACGAAAAGCTCACTCTGCAGCTGGTCCAGGTTCGCGATGTTCAGATACATCGAGTCATTGCTAGCGAACTGCACGGTGTCGAAGTTCGTGGCCGACGTCATCACCAGGACCTGGTCGTTGCCGAAGCCGTCGGCGCGGGGAACCACTGACACAACAGCAGTCGCCGTACCTGTGCAGCTGGCCTGATAGGCGTGGGCCAAACCACCGTTTGCACCAGGATCGTTGGTCACGCCGGCGCCCTTGACGCCATCTCTAGCGCCCGTCATCAGCGAATAGGGTGCAATGTTTCGACTGTTGGGGCTGATGCTGCGAGTATCGATTACCGATGAGACGTGATAGGCATACGACGGGAAAATCGGCTTCAGGACGGCCGCATAGTTCTTCGCCTTGACACGACCGTACAGCGGCGTCAGGTGTGTGAGGTCCGAGCGAATGTAATTCGCCTTGGCGTAACCCAAGGTTGACAAAGGATCGACTCCATCCGAGTAACCGTCGAGAAGGATCACGTCCGGATTGAGACGCGCATATTCTCGCATGAAATCACCGTACTGCAGAATCAGGGATGATGTAGCAAGGGTCAGCTTTGCGAGCGGGAATGTCGTTTGCAAAATAAGCGTCTTGCCATTTGCACGCAGCTTGTCCCACGTCAGCTTCATGAATCCTGTTGTAGTGGCGAGAGGGATCAACGCAATGGCGTCATTGGTCCCCTCTTCGCAAAAGACATACTGCGCAGGCGACGCGATCACCGTGTCAACGCGGTTCCAGATCATCTCCGCTGTATCACCCGCTACGCCGGCGTTCAGCACCAGCGTAAGCGCGTTGTCCAGCATCGGATTGAGCCAGTTGAACCAACCGACATTCGGGCAGTTGAGCGTGTTGCCGTTCTGGTTTGGTCCGCACTCGCGCGATAGGCTGTTGCCTAGCAACGCGACCAAGTACTCTTTGCGGCCGATGCGAAAAGGCGCGCCGGATTTGCCGATCAAAGACCCAGCATCGGCGCTCCAGCGTGGCAGGCGCGCCAGCGCCGCATTCTTCATGAACTCGCCGAAACTCATTGTTTCACCCAATCCGATTCCCCGGCCAAGCCATTGCCGGTGTAGCCGTAGATTTTTTGGTACACGTTACCGCCGACAGTCCAAGTGTCTGTCGTCAGATTGCCGTTACCATCGTAACCATAGGCATGTGTCCCGCCAGTCGCAGGAAGTCCGTTACCATCCACTGGGGTGACGTGTTGAATGCGCAGGCTCGGATCATCCGGGTGCGGGCTGCTCGCTGCCGAGTTTGCAACCATCGACTTAATCATCATGTTCCTTTCCCGCAGGCTAGGCAGCCTGCTCTTCAGTTGTTTGTGGCGTCGAATCTGTCGGCTCGGCCGGCTGCTTCATGACGTTGACGAAATCGGACGAGAAATAGAGGCCCATCTTCCCTGCCGTCTTCCGATGGGCATTAATCTGTTCCAGGACATCGCGCGGGTTGGCGCCGCGCTTGCGCATGACTTCCACTTCGCTTGCGAAGCCTGCCTGCACCAGAGCCGTCCAAGCCAGCGCCTCCTTCAACGGATCGATCCAAGGCATGGACTGGCCCACGAAGAGCGCGTCCTCCATCGTGAGTGGATCGACTTCTTTTGGGGCCTTGATGACGCCAGACATGTGCGCGATCTGGACAAAGTCCTGCCAGACCGGCTGCACGTATTGGCCGACGAAATCGTCTGTAAGGACGGCGTAGTTGATCCATTGCTCCACCAGCTCCTGACGCTGAGCGGAATAGGTGCCGTTGTAGTCGCGCGCCACACTTGAGTAGCTGGCACCGATACCGGCGACGGCCGCACGCAGCTGGCCGCTGCGGAACGTGATGAGGTTCGGGTTCGGGCGGTTGGAATCGATCATGCCGATTTCCTCGCCTGGCTTCAGCCCTTGGATGATCATGCCGGGCGCCATGCCGATCTGCGCGGCGCCGCCGTCATCAGCGCCAGTCAGGGCTTCGCCGTAGTTGTCTGGCCCACCCCGCTTGACATAAGCGGTAAGTGACGCGGCCACCTTTGCGGCGATACGTTCCGACTCCTCGTAGTCTTTAATGTCTTCCAGACGCGTGATCACGCTTGCGAAGATCGAGACACCGCGAATCTGTCCGATGCGGTCGACCGAGGCGATGTGATGCATGTTGGCGGCGGCGATGCGCTTGACGTCATAATTCCGCTTGGACCAACTCAGGCCATCCGGGAATGCCTTGTAACACCAGTAACCGATCGCGCGGCCCCAAACATTGCGCTCGATGCCCTGCTGAACACCCTTCGACTCATCGAAATAATCCATGGGAACGAGATCGGGTTCCATCAGCTCCAACGAGTATGGAACGCGCGTGCCGTGATCCAGCAGCGGCACGGTCCCCTTCAGGCGTTGACTGAAGCACTCTCCGTCGCGGAACCACGTGTTGCAGACTAAACGCTGCACCTTCGCCCAGTGGTGCTTCTGCGTGACCTCGGGGTTCAGACACCAGTCGCGCCAGCCCTCCCGCAAAGCCAGCGCGTACTCTTCGTGGATTGTCCCGTCCCTGCGGCGCGGCTGCGGTTCGATGCCGATGCCGCCCGGGCCGATGACGTTGTTGACCATCGTTCGCAACGCACCACGGGCGATGTCGTGATTTTGCTCGAGGTTACGCGCCAGACCGCGCAGCGCGACGGCACCCTGCTGAACCTGCGCATCAGGAGAACGGTTATCCCGCGCGGCCTTGCGCAGGCGGGACGGCTTTGCGGCCTCATACTGGTTCAGGACGTGGCGGGCGTGCAACCGGCGCAGACCGGCGTTCGGGGAGAGCGCGGAGACGATGCGATCCAGCAGATTGAGCCGGACCTTCGGCGTCGACGGCATCATCAGTTACCCCGGAAGTTCGCGAACGCGATGCTAACGCCGCCGAAAGTCGGACGGCCGGCGGCCTGGCTGGCCTCGGCGGCGACGCGCTGTTCCCATTCAAGGCGGCCGTCGCGCACCTCTTTCAGGTCTTCCATGCGGAGGGTACGATCGCCAAAGCGCACCTCCTTGCCGTCCAGGATGGCGGCTTCGGCGGTCATGTACTTGGCGAGCATTGTGGTGGCGGCGGTCATAGGTCATTCCTCGATATCGACGCCTGAATTTACCGCGTGCCGAGTCTCTTTTCTACGGAAAGAGGAGACACCCGCCGCCTCGTCGCCGCTGCGCAGGTCCTTGTAGAACTGGCCGCGGCTAATCCCGAATTCAGCCTGTAGCTCGCGCCGGTTGGTCATGTTGTAGCGTGCGCGGATCGCCTGCCGGCGCGCCTCAACGTCGACGGCGATTTTCTTTACGTAGACTGCCTGGCCACCCCATTGCAGCCGAAGTTGCGCCTCCAGCTTGCTCACGACGTGGTCGGGCAGCAGTTCCGCCCCAAGCATTATTCGCGCCTCGTAGATCATCGCGCTGACGATGTCGTATTGCTCCTGAATCATCTAAATCCTCTGCTCGCCCAGTCGTCTGAGGCGAATGGGCTGGTTGCGACGCGCGACTGCGGCGGCGCCTGGGTTGGTCGTGTGGCCGCCGGCGCCGACGCGGACGTTGCTGGCTGTAGCGGCGCCGGCGTGGTGATGGTCATCGGCGTGCTGAACAGGTCACTTATCGCCGGCTGCACTTGCTCGTCCAACTGGTCCCAGAACTTCGCCGCCTTCTTCGCCAGCTCCAGATGCGTTTCGAGCCAGACCAGGTAGACCGTGCAATCCCATGCTTCGACGCGCTTGCGCATCGCCGTCCAGCGCGATTCCTTTCCGTGGGCGGTAGCTCGCTCAACGCGAGCCTCGCCTGCCATTTGCTTAAAGAATTCATCGGTCGCGTCCTTTGAAAAATGCATGTAACCAGCGCCTGGCTTCTCGATGCCGAGACGCCCGTAAATGAGGTCTTTCGCCAAGTTGGTGCCGACGCGCCACAGCATCATCCCGCGCTTGCGGACCTTGCCCCGCCAGTCGATATCGACACGGGAGACGCCATCCTTGATGTGCTTTTCCCGGCCGGAACTGCCGCGCACAGCGAAGATCTTTTTATCGGCGTGCGTGTGCACGAAGTTATAGACGGCCTGGGTGTGGTGGCCTTGGGTATCGATTGAGCTGGCATGGATTTTCAGCTTGGTGCCGGCGGCGTGCGGGAACTCCGTCTCGAACAGGTATTCGGCGACGTCTTGCCAGACCTGGTCCTCCGACGGATTGCCGTAGAAGATTTTGTAGTCGACCTGCCAGGTCTCGCAGCCGCGCCCGTATGCGCGCACGGTGATCTCGATGCGGTTGTCCTGAGTGTCGGCGCCGGCCAGCAACAGCAGTCCACCGCGCGGCACGGTACCGAACGTATGCGGCTCAGCGCGCTCCTTCAGCTGCTCAGCATCTGTCTTCTCCATTTCCAGCGCCCATGGCAGACCCAGCGTGGTGTTGGTGAACGTCTTAAGCTTGGTGATGTCGCCGCTTTGGGCCTTCTCGAAGGCTTCCAGGAACTCGTCGACCAGGTTGGTCCAAGTCGCCGCCGGGCTGTACGCGGTCCACACGTGGAAGGCGATGTGCTCAAGCGGGGCGATCACGGCTCCGGCACCGTTGCGGAACACGCCGGCGGCGTCGATCGTGATGCTGCCATCGGCGTTTTGCCAACGCCCATGTTCCGCGACCGCCAAGTACTCGGCCTGGGTGATAAGAAGGCCGCATTCCTGATTCGGACAGAGGTGGCGAGCCGATGTCGGATCCCCGTTCACCCATTTGAATCCGGTCGTCTCGTCCTTCTTACCCCACACCAGCGGGTGAAACAGGCCACATCCCGGGCACGGGATGGCGTACTTGAAGCGCTCGTCGGCGCCGTTGTAGCGGTCCTCGATCAGCGAAAACCCGGACAGCTTCGGCGTGGAGCCGGTCACCATCTTGGGGAAGGTCGCTCCCTCGACGCGCTTCGCCGCCAGCTTGTCCGGCGAGCCCTCCTTCTCGATATCCCGCAGGAAGGCGTCCAACTCATCCAGGAAGGCGACGTCCACCGATATCCGGCGGTACGCGCGCGCGGCGGTGCCGCCACGCGTGTGCAGCAGACAGCCTAGGAACTTCTTTTGCGCCAGGGTGTTGTCTTTGTTGCGCGCCATGTGGGCCGGCATCGCCTTGGCCATCACCTTGACGTCGCGCAGCATGGTGTCCAGCTCGGTCTTGACGAACTCGTCGTTGTCGCCGTCCGTCGGCTGCCACAACACTTGGTTGCGCCGCTTGTGCTCGGCGAAGTAGCCGATCGCGGCTAACAGGATTTTCGTGTAGCCCACCCGGGCGGACTTCATGAAATCGATGAAGCGGATGTCGTCGTTGCTGATGCAGGCCATGATCGCGCGCTGGAATGGCCACGGCCGCCAGTCCTGCTCGACGTACGAGGATTCTTTCGACAGGTAGAAGTTCGCGCGTGACCACTCCTCAAGGGTCAGCGGCGCCGGCACACCGAAGGTGCCCAATCCGCGCGCCAGCGTGGAGGCGAGTTCCTGCGACTTCCAGTTGACGACCTCATACATGTTGCTCACTGATCGAACTCCTCTTCGGTCGATTCGTCTGCGTCGTCGGCGCCGGGCTCCTCGTCACGCAAATCGGCCAGCGACATGGCGGCCACGATGTTGCGCACGCGTGCGATCTCGGCGCCGATGGTTGTGATCTCGTCCGCCGACAGCGCCGGCACGCGTCGACGAACGCCGCCCGGTATCGCATCGAGCATGCCGGCGATGCGCGCGCCGGCTTTCGACAGCACCTCTTCAAGCAGCGCCACCGGCGCCAACTCTTTGAGCGAGACTGCGTTCTGCAGTGCCACGCGGATGCGCTGCTCGCGCGCCAGGCCCGCTCGCTCAGTCGCCAAGTCCAGATCGCCGTTGGCGGCACGGCCAGCGGCCTGCTCGCGTAGGTGCGAGCAGTAGGCGTGCAGCATTTGCAAGCCAGGCACGCTGGTGTCCAGCACGCCGCGCCCGACTAGGTTGCCCACAGCCTGCTGGCTGATGCCGACCAGAGCACCGAAGTCAGCCTGCGTCAGCGGCGTGCTAAGGTCATGATCTGACAATACAACCCCCTTGGAATGAGGCTATGACTAGCGCGAAGTCAGGGTTCGAATTACCCCTGACACCCGGGGCTGGGGAGTACCTTGGGTAAATGTTGCATTTCGACAACTGGTACATTGAGGCAATAATTCTTTGTTGAAACTGTTTCCCCGGATGCATCGAAATGGTCCCGGTGGGGGTCGGCTGGAGGATCATCGTGCGGTCTCCTGCGCCTCGATGTAGGCTTTGGCAAACTCGCCGGCGAACTCGGTCTTTACGGTCTGCTCCACCACGTACTGGAAGTCGAACACGGGCTGGTAGACGGCCGAGCGCACGAACAGCAGCACCGGCCTGACGGCAGTACCGCCGTGAAAGCTAATGCGCTGGTAGACGCCGAGCGGCAGGCGGTCACCCGGCGCGCCCACGAAGTAGGCGAAGCCCTGCACGCGCTTGCTGCCGCGCGCTAGTCTGGCCTTGCCCTTGTCGGTCATGTTGGCCTTGTAGCCCATCTCAGGGAAGGCGCGGAAGAACGCGAGGATCTGCACGATCTGCCCCCTGCTCATGTTGCCGTAGGCGTCCAGCTTCGCACCCCTGCCTGGCACTGCGCGGTAGCCCACGGGCATTACGCCCGTCGCCGTCAGCGCGCGCTCGAAGCGCTTCAGCTCACGCTGCCCACCGCTCACCTGCGCGGCGAGGAACTTCGAAGCGGGCACGGCCTTGGTCGCATCATCCTTCAGCTTGACCTCGGCCTCAAGCCTGGAGGTGGTGGCAGGCCGCACATACACGCTGTTCAGTGTGTACGGCGTTGGGCTCCTAAACACGTCACGCATCTCGCGCACCTCGGCCTCTGCTGCGGCCTTGGCGGTCCGCGTCAGCGCGACCCTGGTGGCGAACCGCACCTGCTTCTGGCCCGCTGTACTCAGCGCAGACAGCGCTGCAACTGCCTCTCGAACATCAACGCTCATGACATCAATCCCTTTATCAAGCCGTTACAGGCGGAAGAGCAAACCCTGATCACTTGAAACCCGCATAAACACAAGTGTTTAACGGGGTTAACAGGGTTAACGTAGTGGTGGTTTCGCGTATGGGAATTATTCTTTGGTGCTGCCATGGATTTGGCAAAACGCGCATTTATCGCGTGTATGCGCGTTGCCCCTGCAAACCCTGTTAACCCTGTTAAACCCGCATGGATACAGCGTTTCAGCGCTACACCGTTGCGGCTTCCAGAGATAACCCCTGTTAAATTAGGCGCGATCACGGTTCGCCTCCCGGATATCTGCGAGGTTGCGGAAAGTCTCCACCTGCTTTTGCAATGTGTCTGTGCTATCACTGTCGACGTGGAATACGGTCAGCAATTGTTTCTTCCGTGTTCCCAGCTGCACCCATTGGCGGCTCTTGGGTATGCGCTGCGCGATCAGCTCCGCGAACTTGGTCAGCGATATGGACCGGAATCCAAAACGATTGCAGTAGCGCGTGTAGACGACGTACAGGTCTTCGGACAGGCAGCAACAGTACGGCACCGCCAAGTCGCCCGCAGCCCAGGACAAGTAGAATGCCTCCCAGTCGGGCCGGCCAAAGTTGATCACGCGCTCTTTCGACGGCGTCATCAGCGGCTTGGTGTGCGGGTTGAAATCGCCGACGTCGTACTCCAGCAGGAATGCATAGAAGGCCTCGATCAGCCCGTTGTCGAGCAGCGCCTTGATCTTCTCCAGCAACTCGTCGCCCGGGTGCACACGCGCCTCGGCCACGAGGAATCGGCGGTCCTCCGGCTCGATTGGCACCGCCTGGAACTCGTTCGACAGCATCACGCAGTTCAAGTGGTTGGCCTCGGTCCGGTCATCCTTGAACTTCTGCGAGATCGACGAATCGCGGCCGGTGATCATGTGCTTGATGACGCCAAAGTGGCTGTACTTGTCCTGGCGCGAGAGGATTTCCTCAAACACCACGTACAGCTTTTGCGAACGCCACATCGTGTACGTCGCTTCCAGCTGGTGCTGCCCGCCGGTGGCGCCGGCTGAGCCGTAGATGGGCTTCATAATCCCCTCGAAGAACAGGGACTTGCCAGTACCCTGTTTCTCGCCGAAGAAAAGCAGTGCAGTTTGCATCTTGGCGCCCGGGTGCTGCAGCGGGTACGCGAGCCAGCTGAGCACCCACTTGAAGACGTCGTCGGCGTTCGTCTCGTGCGCGCACAAGTTGTAGAGCAGGCTCAGCACCAGTTCCACGTAAGCGTCATTTTTCTTCGGCGTCAGCGGGAAGCCCTGGAACATGTTGATGTGCGTATTAAGATCCACCCGCTGGGTAGGATCGAACACCAGCTTGTCCAGATCGACCTCACGGCGCAGGCCATGACTCAACCAGCGCGACGCCAAGTCGACGCCGCGCGCCAACGTCATGGCGTCGTAGCCGAGGATCGAGCGGTTGTAGCTATCCCAAACCGTCTTGGTCCCGTACAGCAGCGTGTACCGGTCCAACATCATGACGATCTGGTCTTCCCCCGCCCCCCCGTCCTCAACTGCGACGCCACGGATCGTACGCGGCAAATTGCGCGGGCTGATCGAGCGTCGCTCGCCGTGGCCGGACCACGCCTTGGCCGCTTCCTTGCCGACCATGTCGACGAATGCGGCGCGCTTCATGCGCAGCTTGTTCAGTGAGTCCCACACGTCGGTCGAACCCTGCACCAAGGCGCAATGCGACAACGCCCACGCCAGCGAGAACACACCGCTCATCACTGCCGGCGCAGTCAAACCAGAGGGGGCCGGGGAGATTGATTCCGCCGCTGCCGGCGCCGCTTCCGATGAGGGCGCGGGCGAAGGGTCGGCGGCCACAAATGGCAGCACCTCGCCGGCCAGCAGCCGCTCCAGCACGCCGCCCAGCTGCGCACTGACGTCGTCCAGCGACTGCTCGACGTGCAAGTCGTTAAAATCGGTCCACTTGTTCTGTCCACGATGGGCGAATACCGGATACACCACCTCGGCGTTACCTACCTCGCGCGCCGCAGCGCGGGCCGAGGCGATGCCGGCGTTCTCGAACTTCCACAGACGCACGCGCCGGCCTGCACGTACGTCCGCCTCAATGTACGGCGTGCCAGTCGGGTCAGTACGGTGCCAGGCGCGAATGGTGACGCGGTCGTCTCCCTTGCTCAGCACAACGTGGTCAGCGCCATTGATGGGCGGCAGTCCATCCACCTCAAACTGGTCCAGCAGATCACGGGCGAAGCGCTGCTCAGTCTGCCAGTCGTCGTCAGCAAGAAAAAGAAGAATTGCTTCAGGGAAGTCCGCACGCAGCTGACGCGCCACAGCAACCAGGTTTCCGGCATTGAAGCCGACCATGACAGGCAGAGCATCGCCAGTGGCCATGCGTGCCGACTGGCCGGTAGCATAGCCCTCGGCTATGCCGATCACTCGCGTCTGGGCATCGATGGCGCCCAGCAGGCAGGCCGCCCCGATCATATCGGCGCCGAGGTTGAAGCGCTTCTCACCATCGGGTTCGATCTTCTGCACGCTGACCAATTCCGGCCGCTGGCCAGCGCGGTACTTCCGCGCCGGCACCAACAGCACGCCGGCGCCAGTCACGCGTGCGTGCTCACCACCAATGCGTTTCCGCTTGAGGTACGGCACGTCCAGCGCCTGGTCGATGCCGGTGGCTGAACCCCACTGCTGGCGCGCGCGCCCGGCAGCAAGCTCGGCAGCGCGCTGGCGCCGTTCCACTTCCTGCCTTTCAGCCTCAGCCTGGCGGCGCTCCAAGTCGGCGCGCTCGGCATCGGTCACCCCGCTCCAGTCGACGGTGACCGGCACGGTACCGGGATCACGCCCTTGCCACTGACCAAAGGAGCCAGTGATAACGGTCTTGCCGGAATCCAGCAGAACCTCGCGCAGGCGGTACCAGGCCTTCTTGCCCTTGCCAAAGCGATGTATCTTGCCGTTCAGGATCGGCACGCCGTTGGGAAGCGAAGGAAGGCCCCATCCCAGCATCTCCCTGACTACATCGTCGAGCGTCATGCTGCTGCAGCGTCCTGTGCCGGCACCAGCAGCGCCTTGATGTCACGGATCGGCATGTCGAGCAGCTCATGGATCTTCAGCAGCAGCAAAGCGCCCAGCGGCAGGCGGCCGTGACGCATCTTACTGATGACTGGCGGAGCCACCTCCAGCAGACGCGACAGCGCCGCATCATTCTTCAGCTGGCCGCGCGCGATCAGAATGTCGAGCAGCGCGTTCACGCCGGCAGGGGTCTGGGGGATTTGGGAAGACATCATTGCTCCTAGGTTATTATCTAGTTTTCAATTATTGGAAAATGCAAATGGACGAGCGCTTGGGTCAAATAGTAGGGATCGGGATGGCCTGGTATCACGAAAAAGACTACGACCGACTAAAAGCCATGTTTGTGGATGGTGACAAGCTGCCCGGCACTTTCCTCCGATGGCAAGCTCAAGCTGAGCAGGGCCGGAAGAAACTCACGCGGGAGGGTAAGGCTGTCGTCAAGGCCTACATCGATCCGGAATCTTTTCCGGAATGGTGCACCGTCAATGGACACGCTATCGATGCCGCAGGTCGAATGGCATTTGCCAGCGCCGAGGCCTACCGAGTTCTTATGAAGGTGTAATTCGATGTCAGACGCAGGCTGGCGGGCGCGGTAAGCGCTTTTGCCAGCAACATGGACAAGCCACGCCACCCGTTTTTTACGATTCGCACGCATACTGAACTCCCTCACTTCTGCGCCATGCCATCAAGGCGCGACACCAGCGCGCTCATCGTCTGGGTGACGCGGTAAGCCGCCGCCCTGACCTTCTCCACTTCGTGCGACTCGATCACACCGTCGGCCAGCGCGGCATAGACCTCGCGGCCAACGTCGCCGCTGGCGGCCCACGCCTTCGCCGCCATTTCCAGCACAGCCAAATCGGACGGCTCGGCGTCATTCTCGACCTTGATCGCGACGTGACCGTGGTTGCTGGCCAGCGCGTGCAGAACGCCGAAGTTCCCGGTCAGCGCCATGACGCGCTCGACGTCGCGCAGGCCGACGATGTTCGCAACCGCGTTCGGATTCGCCTTGTTCCGCAGGACAGCCGCCGACATACCGAGGCGAACTGCAAGGGCCTCGCAGCCGCCTGGCGATCCGTGTACGGTGTCGTGAAATGCGTCATGTGTGTTCATACGGAAAGCCCTAGAAAGAATGATGTGAATGTCAATGTTTTGTTGCAAACTTACGCTATGAAAACCATTCCTAAATTAATCAATTTCCAATTTGCAACTTTTGGGGCAAAAAAGAGCCGGCGCGCGCTGGCCGGCAAAACTCGCGTCAATTTTGATCGGTCCTATCCGCTGCGTGTCGAGTCAGATACGGGTGCAACGCATAATTCTTCATGCAGCTTAAGCAGCCGCAGCCCTATGGAGAAAGTAGGACGACTGCCACGATTGCCTTTTGCGAAGGCATTTATCGTCGATTGGCTACAGGGAATTCGGTCAGCGAGCTGCTGCTGCGTTATCCCAGTTGCCAGCAACTCGTTGGTGATTTTTTGAGTGTCCATAAGCCGATTATTACATATGTATTTTGCTTACACAATACCTTTGTATTTAACATTTTTATTACAATCGTAATATGAAGACACTTGCAGACCGGCTAATCTGGGCGCGCGCTCAAAAATCCATACGGGACGGCCATGAATTCACCCAAGCAGACCTAGCAGCTAAGGCTGGCGTGTCCCAGGGTGCGATTGGGCATCTTGAAACTGGGCGAACAAGCACGTCAAGGAGCATAACGAGCATCGCAAAGGCCGTAGAGGTGGACCCTGTTTGGCTGGCTGAGGGAAAAGGCGATCCATTTCCAACGACCTGGGGAGCGACTCCTGTTCTCGCAGACGCAATGCGGGTAACGATAGTAGAAGATGGCGATCCAGATTTTTATCAAATACCAAAGGTCCAGCTGCGTCTTTCAGCGGGCCTCACTGGCTTTCAGACCGTTCCCGATATTTATGATGGAAGTAGACTGTCCGTCCAAAAAAACTGGGTTGATAGAAATGGCTACTCGCCGGTAAATTTGATTGCGCTGACTATCAAAGGCGAGAGTATGGAACCTAGCTTATACCACGGTGACTTAGTCATTATTAACATCGCCGACACGAGCATGGCCGATGGCGGGGTGTTCGCCGTGAACTATGAGGGCGAAGCTGTCGTTAAGAGGCTAACGAGGGACATGGGGCAATGGTGGCTATGCTCCGACAACCCGGATCAGCGCAAGTATCACCGGAAAAGTTGCCGGAGCGGGGAATGCTTGGTCATCGGAAGAGTAGTGAAAAAAGAGTCCGATGTAATTTGAGACAAGTGACCTTTCGATAGATTCTAAATTGCAATGTTTGCCTATAATGAGTGCTCTCAATATTAGTTGACACTCTCATGGCGATGATCAAATGTTCCGAATGCAGCAAAGAGATGAGCACCAAGGCTGCAGCCTGTCCCAACTGTGGCGCCAAACGACCTAGATCCTACGTGTGGCTCTGGGTGGTCCTGGCAATACCTGTAGCATTCCTGGCGTTCGGGGCGACCGTCGCCAACACGCCGGAAGCAAAAGCAAAATCAACGGATAGGGATGCAATTTCACTTTGCTGGGATGAACAGGCCAAGAAATCCAACAGCGCAGGTGGGGCTCAATTCATCGCAGGTGCATGCGAGCTGATGAAGCGAAATTTTGTCGAGAAATACGGGCACAAGCCATAGGCTGTGAATTTCCCCCACGCCGTTATCGTGGTCGGTCGACTGAGGCTCGCAGCAGTCTTGGTCAGCCCGGAGTATACCTACGGGACTGCCGGAGATCATGTGCTTCGGCAAGCCGAATTGATATATCCCACTTTACCCATACTTCTCCTCTCACCCAGGGTAGGCGGGTTTTCAAGATCATATGCTACCTTCGACCTGACGAGCCTGCTGAGACACATTGACTCGCGGACGATAGATTGGCGTACGTCTGTACGATCCTGCGATACAGCGTACGCCCTACCCTTTTAGCCAAAACTACTAAAACACAAATTTTTAATTACATTTGTATTGTCTTATCTAAATACGTATGTAATAATTTCTTCATCGCAGCAATACCTCAACGATGGAGAACGGCATGTCCAAATTTGCAGCAGCAGCTCCCGAACGGAACATCGTCTGCCCCAACGCTGCAGACCTGCCGCCTGTCTTTGCGTCAGGGCGCAGGTCCTTGGTAGTCGATCCGCTGAAAGTGCAAACCGCGCAGCAGCACGTCGACCAGCTGCAAGCCCATTACGATTTTCTCACCACGCGCCAACGCGAAAGCGGTATGCGTATTCGGTTGTGCTCGACTGGCTGCTATTCAATTTACGACGCTGGCGGTCATTTCATCGGCCGCACCACCGCGCCCGACACGTGGAGCGGTGTTCCTGTGTCTCGCCTGAAGACCGTAGCCGCGCGCATGGCTCATGCCGAAGAACTCGTCGTCGTTTGCCGCCAGGCCGACCTCGACTTCGAGCGGACGGGGACGGTCTCTTCGGCTACCGTCACCGCGATTCGTGAACTCCTCTCTGTCATTGGTGCCGCATGAACGCGAAGAACATGTTGAAGGTGCTGGAGAAATGCGCCGCCGATGCGCGCGCGTGCTTCCCGAATAGTGCGGCCGGCCGGAGTGGCTACTTCCTGCAGGCGCTGGCCAACGAGTTCGACCTGGTTGAGGAACCGCTGGCGCCACTGCTGCGCGCCCTTCCCTGCCCGCTGACCAACGCAGACTACGTGCCGGCCGGTGCCATGGAGACCGCGCCATGAGCACCTTGACCCGCGCAGCAGTGCTCCAGACCCTCACCGGCGATGACCTGTTCGAAACGGCGGTGGCGTTGGCTGGCCACATCGAGGTCATTCGGCAGATCATCGCCGCAGGGGGTCCCGGGGGCGACTGGCAGGCCCGACTAGAGATTGCCCGGCGTGCGCATAGGCGCATCACCGACGCCAGGCTGGCCCAATGAGCGCCTACACCGTCACGGTCTGCCTGCTCGGCCAGGCCCCAATCAAACTTTTCGCCATCGGCGCCGGCAGCGGCGACGTCGGCGACTTCATCGCCCTGCACTTCGGTGCGTGCGGCATTTCCGTCAAACCGCTTTAATCAGCAGGAGCACCATCATGGCCAAGGCCAAAAGCAAAGCAACGACCTCGCCAGAAAAGGCGATCTTTATTCACGGCCCCAGCGGCTGCGGCAAGTCCAAGAACGCCGAGGCACTGTGCGCACACTACGGTAAGTCGCATGCAGTGGATTACGACCACGACACGAAGCCGATCCCGGCGGACGCGCTGGTTTTCCTGCAGGAGCCGAACCCGAACTTCCCGCACGCGATCGCATTCCACGACGCCATGCGCGCCGCCGGTTTGGCGGAGTAGGAACAGCCATGCGCACACTCAAATCGCCAGCCACCGCGCCCATCGCGCTGTCGATCCTGCTGGCCTGCGCCGCAGTGGTCGGTTGCGCCCAGCACGACGACAGCGACCCACCAGGTGGGCGCAGCGGCCTACTGATCTTCACCGACAACCTGACGGGCTGTCAGTACGTCGCACGTTCCAGCCTCAACGGCGCGCCCGAAGCTCTCACACCGCGTCGACATCCGGACGGCACGCAAGTGTGCGCCGTGGCAGCAGCGAAGCGCTGACATGGGCCGGCCAGCGCCAGACCAGATCGCACTAGAGGTCGCATATCGCGGCTTACGAACCGGCCTGGCGCTGCAGCAGGTGCTGGAGCATCCAACGCTGCGAATTATTTTAGAAAACCGCGCACGGCAACACATGCAGCGCCGCGCACGGGCCGACGTGAAAAAGCTGCAGGCCAACGATAACGACTGAAAGGACCCGACCATGTCGACCCAAATGCAATTCCAACTCAACCCGCCGGCGCTGCTGACGGCCGGCCAGATCCTGAACCAGCAATGCCACGGCGCTGCCGTTTACAGCGGCTGGTGGAACGACCCAGCGACCGGCCGCCGTATTGAGCGCAATGCTGGCGAAATGCTGATGCTGATCGTGTCCGAGATCGCCGAGGGCATGGAGGGCGAGCGCAAGGACCTGATGGACGACAAGCTGCCACACCGCAAGATGCTGGAGGTTGAGCTCGCCGACGCTGTGATCCGCATTTTCGATTTGGCCGGCAGCCGTGGTTTCGACCTGGGCGCCGCGATCTCCGAAAAGCTGGACTTCAACCTGCATCGCCCCGACCACAAGCCAGCCGCTCGCCTGGCGGCCGGCGGTAAGAAATTCTGATCGCCGTCGCATGCGCGTGGCTATCGAACCCGGCAACACCGTGAGCTTTCACGGCACCACCGGAAAGCAAATCGGCACGGTCGAAAACATCGTGCTCGACATCAGCAACGGCGCCAAGGTCGCCACCGTCAGCACCACCGACGGCGAGACAGTAGCGCTGCCTATCAACCATCTGCGCCAAGAGGAAAACCAATGACGCAAAAAGCATTCTCACTGGTCCTGCAGGACCTTCGCGACGGCCGCACGCACAGCGAGCTCACCGTTGGTATGAAGGAACTGCTCGCCGCCGTGCGCGACACGGGCAAGGCCGGCACCATCACCCTGGAATTGAAGGTGAAGCCCACCGCGCGCGGCAATGAAGTCAGCAAGGTGGTCATCACCGACAAGGTGACGATCAAAGCACCGAAGCCGGAACGCGGCGACGACTATTTCTTCGTCACCGACGACGACAACCTGTCGCGCAACCACCCCCGCCAACACTCCCTAGACCTCCGCGAAGCTGGCGGCGGCAAACCAACTGAATTGAAGGAAGCAATCCAATGACTGCTCAAAATCAAACTGCCGCGGTCGAAGGTGCAGCAATCACCAGCACCCCGGCAGAGCATGCACATTTCGACTCCAGCACGCTAAGCAAGATGCTTACTATGGCAGCCGCATCGAATGCGGTTGTCGTGGTGGACGGCGTCACCCAACTGCTCGTCCCTGACGGCTACAAAAACGTCGATCTGTCCGCAGCGATCGATGCTGCGCGCCTGGCGCCGCAGCGCAAGAAGGGCACGGTGTTCCTGGCCGACTTGGACAGCTTCCAGACCTACGTCCGCGAGCAGGGCAATCCGGCGACGACACGCATCTTCGCTGACGTCGAATCACGGACGCTGACCGCGATCTTCAACGACCACGCCGACGTGTCCGACGGCGACGGTGCCGGCTGGCGCGATCACCGAGCGGTTTTCACCGCCGCGCTGAGCAAAGAGTACGAGACCTGGGCGGCGAGTGACGGCAAGCAGATGGATCAGGAAGCGTTCGCCATTCATCTGGAGGACAACATCGCCGATGTGGTCGAGCCGTCCGGCGAGAAGCTGCTGCTGGTCGCGCTGTCGCTACAGGCGAAGAACGAGGTCAACTTCAATTCGGCCCGCCGGCTGGACAACGGCCAGGTACAGCTGGAGTACACCGAGAATCTGACCACCAGCGCCGGCGGTGCGGCCGCGATGGAAGTGCCGCGCACGTTCGCTATTGGCGCGCGCCTGTTCAAGGGTGGCGCTGGCTACCGCATCAACGCCCGCCTGAAGTTGCGTGTCGGCGGCGGCAAGGTCAAGTTCTGGTATGAACTGGATCGCCCTCACCTGGCACTGGAAGAGGCGTTTAAGGACTACGTCGACCAGGTGCGCGGCGCTGGCAGCTACACCGTGCTGCACGGCCGGGCGTAAACATGCGCCGCCGGCTCCCGAAAGGCAACGTGCCCATGGTCACCGAGACGCACCGCCGTCTGGCGCTGGAACTGCGCCTCGCAACGGAGGCGCTGATCGGCGCGCCGTCACCTGTGACCTACAACACGTTGTCCAAGATGCTGGCGGCGCTGAACCGTGCGGGCCTAGAGGCGCCTGCGCTATCTGAAGCTACCGACACGCTGAACGAAGTGGTCGACCGCTACGAGCGCATCGGAAAGGTCGGCATGAAAGCGGCTGAGGCCGCAGCGCTACGCCAGTCCATAGCCGCCATCGACGGCGCCATGGCACGCATCCCCGTCAACAAATTTGCCGAGGCTGTCGCGGCCGTTGAAGTTTTCTGCGACGCCGTCGGCGCTTAACAAGGCATGTTCGCATGAGCAAACGCACGCCACCAAAGTATCAGCCGCCTAGCGCCGCCGAGATTGTCATTGGTGCGATGGTATTCGGCGGGTTTCTGCTGTGGAACTGGTGGCCCGCATGAGCGCGGCTGGCCACTGGCGGGACGAGGCCGACAAACACGACCTGCGCATACACCGCGCCAAGCAGCTGTGCCGACCAATCTTGCACGCTGGCGCCAAAAAATTTATAGCCGGCTTCTGCTGGCACGACGGCGACGACGAAATGGTCGTCTACTTGAAGGGCAGCGCCGAACCGGTTGAGCCCAGCGAAATAACCATACTGGAACATTCCAATGAATGAGAAAGAAATGCCCCAAGCTGCCCTCAACGAAACGGGTAACGAAATGATCCAGGTGTTGCGCGCTTGCGGCTTCCATGTGCGTACGAGCGGTCTGCTGGACCACCAGCGCCCCCAGGTATCCGGTCCGCTCGACGCGGCGATCACCCTGTTCAAACTGACGGTCGCCGCCGCCGACGTTGGTGGCCACAGCCCCGGCAATACACCCAATACGGCGGTGTTACAGTTCTTGACCGATGTTGTGACGGCGGCAGGCCTGCTGTCGCATGGGCGGACGGACAGGGAACTGGCGAAGCGGATGAGTGCAGGCGCATACGACATGCGGGCTATACTTTACGGCTATACGGACGCTGGCGACCATAATTCCCAGAGCCCTAATTGCTCATGTCCTAGTGGCAATGGTGGTCTGCGCTGGCCCTGCCCGATTCATCCGCCGGAGGCAGTCGCGCATGACACCGCCATGACCGCGCAGCCCAGCGTGAAAGGCGGTGAAACGTGAGCACATTTCTGACGCTCGACGAGGTGGCCACACTGACGGGTCGCCGCGTGAAATCTAAGCAGGTTGAGCAACTGCGTACAATGGGAATCGCCTTCTGGGTGAATGCGATTGGCCGGCCGGTGGTGACCATAGCGGCCGTCGAAGGCCGCAAAGAAGCGCCGCTGCAGAAAACATGGGTACAGCCGAGAGTAAATCATGGGTCGAAAGCCAACCGTTAATTTGAATCTCCCACCGCACATGCGCAAACGTGTGTTCGGCGGGAAGACGTACTACTACCTCCGCAGCAACGTCGATGGCAAGCGGAAGGAGATCCCGCTGGGTCAAGACTTCATCCTTGCGCTCCGCAAGTATGCCGACCTCAATGTGATTGAAGCGCCCCATCGTGGCGCCACCTTCTCCGACGTCCAGAAAAAATATATGACCACAGCGGTTCCGAAGCTGGCCGCCAGCACGGCTCGCATGTACGCCTCGGACATAAAGCACCTGATGGCTTCGTTCCAGGACGCGCCGCTGGACCAGATAAAGCCGATGAACATTAAAATGTTCCTCGACGACCACGCCGACAAGCCGACAACAGCCAACAGATGCAAGCGCCTTTTCTCGACGATGTGGAATCAGGCGCGCGGCTGGGGGTATACCGACCTCCCAAATCCCTGCGAGGGAATCAAAGGGCATTCGCTGGCCAAGCGCACGGTCTATATAACCGATGCGATGTACGCGGCGGTGTACGAGCAAGGCAGCGAGCCGCTGCGCGACGCAATGGATCTTGCCTACCTCACCGGACAGCGGCCCGCCGATGCGCTGCGCATGACCGAGCACGACATCATCGACGGGCACCTCATCGTGACCCAGGCGAAAACGCAGCAACCGCTGCGGATCATCATCGCTGGCAAGCTGGCCGAGCTAGTCGTGCGCATCCGCGCGAGGAAGGCGACACACAAGATTGTTACCGGTGCGCTGTTAACGAATACAAACGGGAAGCGGCTCACGGCTCCAGTATTGCGCAACCACTTCGATGCAGCGCGTAAGGCGGCCGCGGAGTCAGCGCCGGCCTTAAAGAGTGCGATCGAGGGGTTCCATTTCTATGACCTGCGCGCGAAGGCTGCAGACGACACTAGCGACCTGCGCGGTGATCAGGCCGCGAGCGACTTACTTGGCCACGACAGCGTCAAGACGACGCAACGTCACTATCTACGCAGGGGCAAAATTGTCGGAGCAACTAAATAGTTGCTCTGTGTCGCTGCAAGGACGCCAGCTCAGCGAAAAAATTTCCTTGGGTCGCAGGGACCGTTGTAACGACGCTGACAGAATTCGGCACCACATGTGATTCAGGCCAGATATTTTTTTTCCATGCTGGCCAGTCTTTGATAACAGCTTCGGTCTCTTTTAAATGGGCTAACAGGTCATTATTATTCGTCATTTTGTTTTCTCCAAAATTTGTGTGACATGAGCAGCGGATGCAATTTCACGGTCAATATAACTACTAGGCAGCATTTGCATTCGTAAGCGCGCAGTTTTGGCACTCCACTTTACTGGTGTTCCGTCTTCATTCTTTCTCTTAATTTGATAGCCAGCACCAAGATTTACGGAAAAAAGATTAAAGAAACTTCTAGGACCAACACCTACAAACGGTTCAAAACTTAATTTATCCTTCTCATGTTGCAACGTTATTGAATCAACATGAAAATCCAGAGCTTTACTTTTTGGGTACGGCTCCACATACACTACCCTTCCTATCCCAGCCGCAATTAAATGTTTCGCACAGTTATGGCAAGGGAAAGTTGTGCAGAATATATGTGCATCTTTAGTACTAATACTTCCTCTTGCGCAGGACAGAAGCGCATCCATTTCAGCATGAACGATTCGACCATACTCTGTAATATCTTTAAGCTTACTTTCCGCAAGAGCCTTTTTAAATTCATCCCGCAACTCTGGCTTCACCCTCTTTACAATATCTTCGATTATTTCGTTCTTCTCAATAACATTCGTATCACCTTTTCGCCTATAGTCACGGCCATCTTTGATATCCTCGATTTTCGTTCCTTCAGCGTTGTACTGAGGCCAATATAAGCCCCCACCATACTTAGGAACGTCATTGGCACCAGTCGCTACGATCGCGCAGTCGCGCGCGACGACGGCCCCTACCTGCCGAGACATGTCAGCTGACCGCAAGGATGCCGAAAATGCCATGAACATTGCATATTCATCAAAAGTCGGCGTAACAAAGGGGCTTCCAAATATTAAATCAAGAAATCGCTCAATGTCATGTTCAAGTTTATCACTATTAGCGCCTAAATCGACGAAGAAATCAGATAAATGGTATGTGTCCCTGGTGTGCTGACCAAACTTATCTTTTTCGTCGGCATCTCTACTAATAAGCAAATCAGCTTCAGAAGCCGCTATTTCCTTCTTTTTTACAAGATATTCTTTTCTTCTGTCTTCGAGGCTGTGAACTCCCAACAAAAAGAAACCACCGCTATATATTTTGCGAAGTGCGGCAACTTCGTCGGGATGTTTCAGTGAGCTTATGACAAACGCTTTTCGCCTCATAGGCATTTGCGAGTTCTTTGCAGACCCTAAAGTAGAACGGATAGAATTAATTTTTCCAGCCGCAGCTTTAGCTAAAATACCATAATCTTTAGTCTTCTCCCGAAGGTTATTGCCCTCGGTCATTAACCTATCAGTACGTTTGTAATAGTTACCTTCATTAACATCAGCCAACACGGAAATTATATGCTCTGAAATTCTAATCTGATTATATTTATAACCGTAAGCTTTTAGTCTTTCATCTAACAGATCGTTTACGGGCTTCAAGTTCGTGCCGACTGAACAAACCAATCCAATCACCAACTCAGAATCATGGTCGGCCGTGTATTCCGGTTCGACCGGCGTATAATGATAGTCTTGAGCCGCGACGTTACCCTTTGCCTCCTCCAGCTTCGCGCTTGCAGCGCTTATGGCGCGTACGACCGGCAACCTCGCTCTTTGCGGCCCCTGCACCGATAATTTTGGCCCATTTTTGCCATCGTTCAACGGACGCCACTTGATGACGACCTGATCGCTCAGTTGGAACTGGATCGAATTTTCTCCCTTTTCCGTCCAGTCGCCTTCATATCCTTGCGCAGCAATCAGCGCTTTTAAGTCGTCAAAGTCACCGTAAAAATCCAT